AATTGTGTAATTTTCCTATTTGCCACCCTACTTTAAGCCAAGTCTTATACTTAATTATAAGCTGGCTTATTTATCTTTAATTTCAATCCTTGGTAAAATGTCTGTTGCTACTGTCCAGATACCTTGAATTCCTAGTACACACCCTGTTGTGATAGCAAAAACAATAATAATTTCAGCTAAAGTAAGGTTTCGTTTTACATAAACAATTTGAGGTTCAGCTACTGGTTGAGCAAAAGCTTGTGGAACAGGAACTGAGGCAGGAGCTGGTTGTGGTACTGGAGGTTGAATAAACTGTTGTTGAGGTTCACCAGTGGCTTGTCGTTGTGTTACTTGTGCAATTGCATCTTGTAGCGCCTGCTCTCGCATTGCTTGAAAATCTGGTCTATTAAAAACAACACCAGGTTGTTGCGCTGGTTGTGGTTCAGGTGCAGCTGCTTGGTTGAATTCAGCTGGGTTTTGATATCTCGGACCTTCAGGATTTTCGTAGTAATTCCCAGGAGGTTGACTTGCAGGTACTTGCTCTTCCACGGATAAAGTTGTATCTTTGTATGAGTGTAACATTAATCAAGAATGTCTGAGGCAAATAAAGAACTGTTAGCAATTGCTTCCGAACTAAAAGGAATCAGGAATATTCTTGCTTCTATTTGGCACTCTCGTTACTCAAACGATGAAACAGACCAAGTAAGCCCTGAGATCTATGCAGAAGAATACATCTCAACTGAAGAGTGTGCTAGGAGGCTTGGCGTTACAGATCAAACAATACGTAATTGGATTTTACAAGGAAAGAAAAAACAAGTAGATCCTCGCTTTAAAGGTTGGGTTCAGGGTGTGCATTACATTGTGATTCCTGTAGGGACCAAAAAAGAAATGGTTCGTATCCCATGGAACCAATTGATTTTAAGTTATTCCAAAGGACCAGAGGCGAGCTTGCGTACATTTGATAATGATCGCGGTACAAATCTCTACGAAAACAAGCGCGATTTCTTTGAAAAGCTACAAAAAGAAAAAGGATAACCCAAATGAAACATCGTTTTGACACAATTCTGATTGATCTATTAACAATAGATAATTACGAAGCGTATTTGCCCAATAGCCTAAGCCTTCAAGTAGCACCTTTCTTGCCACCTACTGGGTCATTTGATGACGCAACTCTCCGTCGTTACATCCAAATGATTCGTGATTTTGAAATTGAAGACCCAAATAGCAATATGACTTTGGCCAATCGTTTGAGATTGGCTTTTTCAGATATGAACCCAGAAACAATCTGTAGTCGTTTCCCTAATGCTGACTTGCCTTTAAAACGTAGATTGCGTTGTGTTGCCGAGTATCTTATCCGAGCTGGCGAATTATCTAAAATGCGTGACGATAATGGTAAGCTAATAAAAAAACGGGGTGTGTTAGGCAAAATGGTTGTTATTTATGAGCCGTTACCTAAGATGATTACTGTTTTAAACCGCCAGAAACTATTGAGCCATGAGTAGACGCGAAGACTTACTAGCATCAGTCATTGGTAAAGAGATGGATCCAGCCAGTGCCAAGTATGCAGATGCAACTATCAAGCTATTGCTAGGTGATATGGGCGAACAGTCTATCAAATTCTGGGAGACAGAAGGCCCTGGAGTCATGTGCTTTCAGCCAAATAATAGCGAAAGGTCAATGTTCTGGCTAACCTTAAAAGAACTCCACAATGCAGAGGAAAACACAGATGGTGAACTCAAAGAAACGTTTAAAAGCATCCTTGAAGCAGCTCAAAAGATCGACCCTGCAGCTGGCGCAGGCTACATTATCAACGATCATCAAGGGATGCGTTACTTTGCAATCGACTATAACCAGGCATCAGAATGACCGTCCGTAGAGGAGACAACCGTCGCGTAGAGGGTTATGAATGGATCTCTAATCGTGACCTTATCGACAGTGCTCATTTGCTTATGGGTAACATCGATTTGGATCCTGCTAGTTCAGAGTTTGCTAACAGTCACGTAGGAGCTGATCACTTCTTTACTGCTAAAGATGATCCGATCAATGACGCAGAGTGGTTTGGTAAAGTCTATTGCTTTCATCCACCGGCTTGTCTTTACTACAATAAACGAGAAGCAAGATGGATTCCAACCAGGGGTTTGTCTCCTACTTTGACCTCAGGCTCTGCTATCTGGTGGAAAACTTTAAAGCAACAGTGGTTGAAAGGAAACGTCGAACAAGCTATTTATTTTACAAACTATATTGATCTTGTAATGTATTCACAGGATATTTTTGACCATCCTGTGTGTCTTTTAAAGTCTCGTCCTAAGCTTCTAAGACATTATTTTGGTGAAGAGGAAACTGATTCACGTACCACAGGAGCGAGTGCAGTTATCTACTTACAACCTAAAGATAATATTGAGAAAGCTACTGAAGATTTCTGCAATATCTACGGTGAAAAAGGAAGGATCTTGCTGTAGAGTTGGAGCACTCAAGCAGCAAGCATGTCAGTTTTAAGCGATAAGCAGATCAAAGGGTTTGCAGAAAACGGTATGATTATACCTTTCCAAGATAAACTGATAAGCAATGAAAACAACACACCAATTTTAAGTTATGGTCTATCGAGCTATGGGTACGATATTCGGTTGTCTCCTAGTCAGTGCCTTCTTTTTGGCGGTGTTCAACACGGTGTATGTGATGCTAAAAACTTTGATCCTGAAATCTTAAAGGAGACCGAATTACATGAAGATGAGAAAGGAAAATACTTCATTATTCCGCCATATGGTTATTGTCTTGGCGTTGCTATGGAACGTCTTTGCCTTCCCAGGGACGTTACAGTTGTTGCGGTTGGGAAGAGTACGTATGCACGTTCAGGCATCCTCGTCAACATTACTCCAGCGGAGGCAGGTTGGGAGGGCCATCTGACGCTAGAGATCAGTAACTGCACTAGTTTGTTTAATAAAATATATGCCAATGAAGGCATCTGCCAGCTCTTGTTTTATCAAGGCGACCCTTGTGATGTGTCTTATCTTGAAAGAAAAGGAAAGTACAACAAACAACCTTATAAAGTTGTTTTGTCAAAAGTGTGATTAGAATGTTAAGTAGGCTTTAGTAATAAAGCTTACTGGTTGACGGTTGTGGTTTATCTGCATAGTTTGTTGAACCAGCCCTGCCAAACTGATCTCCTTCAGTAAATGCAGGCATTTGACCTTCACGATTTCTCCATGGTGCATCGATTTGTCTCTTCTGCTGAAACTTTCCAGCGGAACGTGCTGATTTCAGAAACTTACCAACACGATCTTGCTTGCGTTCGTTGCGAGTGTCCGCAGCACGATCGATTCTTCTCTCAGTCTCGTCGAGGCGACGAGCATCAACGTCATAAGCTCTCTCAGGATTTAAGTCACTAATACCACTACCTGAGCTGCCTATTGCCATTGGCTTATATAACTTATAATTAACAGTATACTCCCAGCGAATAGATAAATGGACGGCTTCCTTAGTGCTTTTATGGAAGAGAATGATACTCTTCGTCAGCGCATGGTTGATATGAATGATATTGGCCAACCATTAGATAATGAAGCCAATGACGTTCCTATGTACGACCAGTACAACACTGGTTTAGCAGTAACGCAGCAAGATATGTCAGATCGTGTTAACTTGGCTATAGATCCAAGAGCACAACCAAGATGCGGAGTAACGGGAACAATTCCATCAGCGGAAGAGGGTATGATGCAGGGCGCAACCCCACAACCACGACAACTCTTGGTGGACATGGGTCAGCTCTCCCCAGAAGAGCAAGCAGTGGCAACGACCAACCAAAGGAAGCTACGGGCTGGTTTAAACCGATCGGGGTCAGTCCTGCAGAATCTGGCGATTTGAGTCAAGAAGAGATTTCAGATTGCCCTGATGGTATTTGCCCTGTTCCATGGGCAAACAAAGAGCCTGAAGAAAAGACCTATCAAGAAACGGTCTGGGATACTTATATAGAAAAACATCAACAAGCTTTCACAGATAATGTGAACCACCCAGAACATTACACTGCAGGTGGTGGGATTGAATGTATTGAAGCAATTGAAGCTCAGCTAACTCCAGAAGAATATCGTGGTTACATTAAGGGTAATGTAGCAAAATACGTATGGAGAGAAAAGCATAAAGGTGGTAATGAGTCGCTTCGCAAGGCGCAGTGGTACTTATCTAGGCTGGTTTGTTTACCTGAATAAAAATTAATCAAGGTAGACTAAAGCCACCTTTTTGATTATCATGACAGTTACAACAAACGAGCACGGACAAACAAACGTCTTTGCCAAAGAACCAACAATGGAAGTGATTGCAGTGACCGAAAACCACAATGCAAAAGCAGAACGCCTTAACGGCAGGCTTGCGATGCTAGGAATCATTGCTGCTCTTGGAGCATATGCATTAACTGGAGATTTGATCCCAGGCTTGTGGTGATTCCTCTTCTAGTAATTCCTTATCAACCACCTCCTCCGCTACCTGTAAAGCTTTGCTCTGAAGTGGCGTGGGAGATCATTCATACACCTGTACTTAGTGAGGAAGACAAAAGAAAGGTATTGAATAATTTAGCCAAACGTTGTGCTTTTAATTTAGGTCCAGGAGTAGCTCCACCTATTGGTTGGTAGCCGTAATATTAAAAGGTAATTGCTTACAGACAATGGCACCAATTAAAAAACCTGCACCAGGTAACAAGCGTCCTATTGCCAAGGCCGCAGCAGGTAAAAAAACTGGCGAATCTAAATTACGCGAAGAAAACAAAAGACTTCGTGCAGAAGTCCGTGGGCTAAAGAAAGGTGGTCCTGGTGAAGATAAAAAAGCCAGTGGTCCAAAGGAATCTATGAAGGATAAGATGGCTAGACTTCGTGGAATGGTTGGAAAGAAAAAGAAGTAAACCTAGAAAGGCTGATAGTTACTTTCGTCGTCGTCATCATCATCACGCATCATAGTCAAGGCTAGTTGCGTGAGTTCAAAATCAGTGGGAATATCGAATTCAATATCAATATTCTCACCAGCCAACATGTCTTTAATAGCTTGTGTCTCAATCAAACGTTTATGAAACAAGCACAATAAAGCAATCTGAAGCTGGTCCCAAGTCATCTCCTGAGAGTCCAGCTCA